TTAGTTCTCTTTACCGAATACGTTGTTCTCTTGCTCTTGTACACGGATAAAAGTCGTACGCTTCGTTAGCTCTTTAAGCTTTGCTGCGCCTACGTATGTGCACGTTGAACGTACTCCGCCAAGGATGTCTGAAATCGTGCGATCTACGCTACCACGATATGGCAATAGTACGGTTTTTCCTTCAGCTGCGCGGTACTTAGCAACACCACCTGAGTGCTTCTCCATCGCCGACTGTGATGACATGCCGTAGAACTTAATAAAAACAAGACAAAAACCCACAAAATCATACACTTAAAAACATGAGACTGTACGTAAAAACAGTTAAAAAAGACAGTTTACCCCCATAAATAACGCTGTTTTACAATGAATGCCGCCATTTTTGCCGCCACTTTTTGGGAGTGACTCACCCAACAAAAAAGCCAGCGTTGAATCCATCAACACTGGCTTTTGTTTAGCTTGACCGATAGATAATCAGTCTACAAAATACGGCAGTTGTTCTTCAGACAGACCGCTATCTTTCGCAAAGTCAGTATGCTCAGTTACATTGCTTACATTCCAGCTGGTTAAATCACGGCTCATTTCAGCAGCACCAGAGAACATACGCCACATAAATGTTACATTCGACGTATCCCAATGGCTAATATCTTGATTAAACGAAGAAGCGCCTACAAACATCTCATTCATATTGGTCACATTCGATGTATCCCAATGACCTATATCTTGGTTAAAGGCTTTGGCTGTATCAAACATCCCTCCCATCCCCGTCACATTCGAAGTATCCCAATCACCTATATCTTGGTTAAAGGTTTTGGCATTACTAAACATACTACCCATATCCTTGACATTAGATGTATCCCAATTACCTATATCTTGGTTAAAGGCTTGGGCTTCCCAAAACATTCCAGCCATATCCGTCACATTCGATGTATCCCAACGGCCTATATCTTTATTGAACGCTCTGGCACTAGTAAACATAAAAGCCATACCCGTCACATTCGATGTATCCCAATTGCCTATATCTTGGTTAAAGGCCTGGGCTTCATTAAACATTCCAGCCATATCCGTCACATTCGATGTATCCCAGTTACCTATATCTTGGTTAAAGGCTTCTGTACCCACAAACATATGGAGCATATCCGTCACATTCGATGTATCCCAATGCCCGATATCTTGGTTAAAGGCTTTGGCAAGTCTAAACATGCCACTCATATTTTTTACTCTTGATGTATCCCAGCGTCCGATATCTTGGTTAAAAGCTTCAGCTTGCCAAAACATACGCCACATAGATGTTACATTCGACGTATTCCAATAACCTATATCTTGGTTAAAGGCCTGAGCTCCATAAAACATTCTATCCATATCCGTCACATTCGACGTATCCCAATGGCCTATATTTTGGTTAAAGGCTTTGGCGTTATAAAACACCTCTGTCATATCTTTTACTTTCGATGTATCCCAGTGGCCTATATCTTGGTTAAAAGCTTCAGCACCATCAAACATTTGGCGCATTCCTTTGACATTCGATGTGTCCCAGTGCCCGATATCTTGGTTAAAAGCATTAGCTTCGAAAAACATCCCACTCATACGCGTAACATTCGATGTATCCCAATCACTAATATCAGCATTAAACGATTCACGTCCACTAAATACAGAGGCCATGGACGTTACCTGTGTGGTACAAAAACGAATTGAGCCTTGTTCTAAGTTATCTAATAACGTTTTATTTTTAATTAGAGTGTCATCCACTACGAGATAAATTTTCCCGTTTTCAATCATTACTGAGTTAATGGCTTGGTCAGGGCACTTTACCGAGATATCAATAGCAAAAGCGGTTTGGCTAGCGAGCGCAGCGGCGCCTACTAGAAGAGAAGTTATGGTTCTTTTCATTGTATTTTCCTAGGGTTGAATAGACGTTATTGCGTAAAAGTTGGAAGGTTATCTTCAGACAGGCTGCTGCCTTTAGCGAAATCGGTATGACGAGAGACGCGCTTGACGTTCCAGTAGGTTAAGTCTTGGTCGAAGCGCTTGGCATCAGAGAACATACGGTCCATGTTGGTTACACGAGAGGTGTCCCAACGGCTGATGTCATGATTGAAGTATTGGTCTTTAGCGAACAGGTCACTCATGTCTGTTACGTGAGTGGTGCAGAGTTGAATGTTTCCATCCAGAAAGTTTTGCCAATAGTCTGAGTTGCGAATGAGTGCGTCGTTGACGACCACAAACAATTCGTCTTCTTGAACCATGACGGTTCCGGGTTTATTTGATTCGCAAGTCACCGTTTCTGGTTCACTAGCAAAGGCTTGGCTACAACTTAGTAGCGCACAGGCGGAAATAATCGAACGTAGCTTCATGATTAAGATATCCGTGTCTTATAAAACAAACCTTGATCATATAAAAAGCGACGTTTTCAATTTCACTAATGTAGGCTTTATATTAACTAAAGAAGTAGAAATGCATTCTTCTTCTCAATAATTACCCGTCAGTAATGACAGGAAGCATTATAAGTTAGTCAGGTTATGGGATATATCTTTACCAGCACTCGAATAATGGGATGATTTTGATATAAAAAAGCGCCCGTAGTGGGCGCTTGGTAGGAATATGGTACTTGTTCAGCTTAGGTAACCTTGTAGCTCCCCGCTGAACTGCCACCCGAGACTTCCACTTGAGCGTTCTGCGTGATCTCGTCGACTACCGCATTCGCAATGGCTTCAGCCATCATGCCTGCCATGGCGAAATCACCATCAAGCACGAAGCCCTTAGCTTTCAGTTCGGTTTCCAATTTCTGTTTCAGTGATGCTTTGCTTATGGCCATCAGTCTTTTCCTGCAAATACAGTGGTTGATACGTCAACATGGGGCTTCCCCATAAATGGGCAGATACTCGCGCCGGTACACACGCCTTTGCCGCCATTGAACTTAATGGTATCGGCATCCTCGGTAATGTTTTTCGCTTTGATGGTTCTACTACCTTTCACCGTTTCGGTGTGGTTACCACCAATCTCAGCGATTCGATTTTCTAGCACTTTGATTTGTTGAGTGAGGCATTCCAGCCTGTCGGCTTGGTCGGTCTTTCGTTCGAAGTTGCCTTTCTGGTCGATTAGTTGATACACGCCTTTTCGCTGTTGGTAACGGCTTTCGCCTTCTTTGATACCTGGTAGTTTAAAACCGAGTGGCAGCACGCAACGAATAAAGGGCTTGTCGGGTTGGCCAAACATAAAGCCAATCTCTACTACACTGCCGATAGCCGGCGGCTCTAAACGGCCAGCATGATCACCCAGACCAGGGACCGGAAGTGGTACCGCCTGCAGTGGTGGTTTATCTTCATACTCCATGCCCTTTTCATCGAGCAACTGAACATCCACGGCGTAATGAGGATAAAAGCGGTCGGATAAGTCCCCCTCTTTTGGTAACTCAGGAAGAGCCACAACCTTGCCCCAACGTGGCAAATGCCATCGCCCTGTGAGTTCAGGAAATAACCTAAAGATGATGCGCTTGATGGTGTTCACATCCATGTGAGCTTGGCCTCCGTTCCTTCAAACTCAACACCAACTAAGCGCAGGCCATTCACAACCGCACCCGGTTTCAACTTTGGCATCGCCGGTACCTTGACTGACTTATTGGCGGTGTGGTTTGTCATGAGTCCACTTGGTATGGTGACTGGCCTATCTGCCCAGAATGAATCCTCCCAACTGCCCACGTATATTTGCCCGTTACCTTGTTGTTGCCAGAACAAGCCATCAATACTGAACGCCTGAGCGAGCTCATCAATGACTCGATAGCCGTTACCATCGCTATAAAAGCAAGGAATGGCCGTTTTGCTATAAGCTTTCTCAGGCACCACAAATTGAAGTCCCGTTTTATTGGTGACTTCGCTAAGCAGCTGCATGAGTGTTGGGTGACGCATGATGATGTTAAGTGGCTTATAAAGTATCGCCGCTAATTCGCGGCAAAAAACTTTCGACCATCCCGTTTCGGCAGGTTGCACGCGTTCGATGTAACCGAGAAATACTCGAGTAAGCTCATCACCCCACCCAAGGTCTACAGCAATGATGGCGTTGGGTTGGGGGCTTCCTTGAATTGAGAGTTCACAACGTCCTGGTGTGTTCTCACTTAGAACAATGCGATAGCTTTTTATCTTGGTTTTGGCTTTGCCAAGGTAAGCACGGCAAAGAAACTTGTTGTTTGTTGTCATACATCATCGCCTTTCTTTAGTTAGGCTAAGGCATTATCGACCGCTTTGAGTACCTTCATCACGCCAGTCAATTCCACTTCGGTATCCGGCGGCACATCATCACTTTCTCCGGCTTCAACTGGCGTATTCACTCCCTGCACTTTTTGCTGTGCGGCGGGTTTGTCCGGTTGGCGCTGCTCTACTCGTTCAGGTACCGAAAGATGTTCAACCAGTTCGAACGACACGCTCCATTGCCTGTGAGCATCTTGCTCATCAGCACGAATTGCGCCTTGGAATTTCACCTGGCGAATTTTCAAAGCTTCTGCCGTTTTGTTGCTAATGCGGTAGATTTGACGCGCGTTGTTTTCTTGCGCTTCCGCCATACTGAATAGGTTGGTTAAGAGCTGTTTTTTAGTAAAGGGGATCACGCCTTTTACCGTGAGTATCTTTCCTTTACTGCCCGTTTCTGCTTGGTCGGTCGCCGAGGTCTGGCCGGACATATCCTGTCCGGCCAATTGTTGACGAACGCTCATGCGTAGGTTTTTTAGTGAGAGTTGGGTGCCGTCGAGAATGAGCATTACGTTAACTCAGGCAATGGGTAACGAGATTTTATTTCCTCGACTTTCGAACGCCATGCATGCTCAGAATCCGTCGAGCCATCGAACTGCCACTCCATAAACAATGGGTCTGATTCTTTCTTGTATGCCGCTTTGCGCTTGTGAAGCATCGTTTCACGCTGTTGCCTCAGATTCTCCGCGGACAAAATATCTTCGGCCTCTGTTGTCGAAAAACCAAGTTCAGTTAAGGTTTCCAAATTGCTGGGGACATTAATTAAGGTTTCACCCGTCTTTGGTAGTACCAATGTTTCTATCATGAGTGCTCCTTATGATTTTGCTTCAAACAGTAATTCGTTCGTTTGCTGGAAAGCGTTCCTGATTTCCGGGTAACGTTCACCAAGTAATGCATCGTGAATAGAATACGCTTTGGCGGTCCATTTTATCTCCCAGTTATCCTTTGAAGAGGTCTCTCGTGTAATCTCAACCTCATCAAGTTCACGGCTATACTTGAGGTCTGCATTCCAGTTCGTGAGCACTTTGTATCTCAACCCTCCCCGTAAGTAACAACCACTGCGTACAGTGCAAGCAACCACATTGCCAGAGGTAACACCTGAATAAATAGGTCGGCTTCCATCAACGGGTCTTACAATGCACATCATTCGGTGTGCAACCTTGCGAACAGTCTCTCGATACGTTTGCGACAGGCGCTTGATTTGAAGATATTGGGCGTCTCCCCCCCAACCACTATCACACCCTTCAATCTGTAGCAGAAGCCCTGCAACATGAACGATGCCCTCTCCAAATGGTTTCAAATTATGATCTCTGCTGTAGTGCCTTGCGATGGTAATGTCACAGCCACCTTGTTCATTAGTCGCCATTTTCCACCACACTGGGAAAAAGTGGTCAACAGGTAACTCTGTTAAATCAATGTCATGTGCATAACGAGCTTGACCGCTTATTTGGTCGGCTTTGACATTGGCTTTCCACTGATCCAATTGCTCAATCTTGCTTGCAACCGTCGCTTCAATTTGTGAGCTCGTTTCTTTCACTTTATCTGCCAACTGTTTACTGGCTTGCGTTTGTCCCAGTGAGGCTTCAACCGCTTGCTGTAATAAAATATCTACATTGCTCAATGCTCTGCTCCCTTTTGTCTTACCAACTGTGTTAATTGCATCAGTTCCCCTTCTTGAACTATGACGCTCTGCTGACTTTTCAGTAATGCGGTCAAAAAAATGATGTCCATGGCCGAACGTTGCTCGTTCATACGTGACACTCGCTCATCTAATTGAGCAGCAGTGTCACTGAGCTGACTGAGTGCTTTTTCAAATTTGTTCTCGAGTTCTCGATGCAGCGTGTCAATGCGTAGGTTCTCACCTTGTTGCTCAACCAAGTGACGCTGATTAGTGATGAGCCCCACACTGTTTTGAGCTAAGAGCAACCGCATCTCTCTTAGCTCCATTTCGTAATTAAACTGCCAAGTCTCTGGAGTCACTGTCAGTTGGGTGATCGCCTTTGCACCAGAGAATTTGAGCAAGAAATTACGCGTTAAGTTGTTCCCTTCCTCGTGGATGCTCGGGTTGTTCTTGCGTTTAGATTGCACCACCATGTGATTGGCAGAAATCAATACGCCTTCTTCGCTCAGTAGTCCGAGCCAGTTAAATTGAAAATTGCCCACGGTGTTATCGAGAATGAGCGAATACACCACCTCGTTATCATTGACGTAAGCACTCCGAGTTGGCGCGTGGCGAAACACGATGTTGTTGTCCGGCGGCAAGGCTTGAGCTCTGCTTGGCGTCACACTGTTGTTTAAATCCGGTACATACGCCAGCACAAACTCGCTAATGATCAAAGGTTGCTTTGCTTTTTGTTTTTGAGCAATCAGCTGCTCACCCGCTAGAGTAATGACGGCCATAACTTATCCTATTGATGCGCTGTACGTTTCATGAGTGTGACTGAACTCAGCAACTGAAATATGAGGACAGGCAATAGTCGTGACATCAAAACTGTATCGACGACAGGTTCGGCCATACTGACGAACAAGCGCATCCATTAAACCAGGAACGTCATTCAAATCGCTGTCTTGAACTTTCACACTGACCACATCCCAAGGGTAATAACTCAATCGCTCATCGATATCGATGTGGGGGTAACCTAGCTGTTCAAACATGGCTTCCCAACCAGCCTCTGAGCCGCCGCCCGTGGCAAAGGCATACGCAAAGTTCACTCGGATGCGGTAGATATGTTCAGGCTCTTTGGGCAAGCGCTCAATGTCGCGTTGCCATGCCATCAAATCAACAAACTCAATCGGGGCAACCATCGGATCTAACTGCTTAAGCGGCCACTCTAAAACGTCTTGAACTCGCGTCCAGTAACCCAGCAACGTTTGCCCCAACGCACACATGGCCCCCTTGCCCATCCAATACTTGAGCGTGAAATTAGGCCGTTTCAATGGTGACCTCCAAATGCCCAAGCCTTGGCACTTCCATACCGTTGGTCAGGTCTGCATGGTCAAACTCTATCGACTCTAGGACTGAAAATTCGCTGTGTAACTCTTGCACTAATCTTGAAAAACTAAAGCGAGACGCGGGTTTTGTTTTGGTCACTTGATAATCGGTATTTTGCCGAAAGGCTGATCCAATAAGCTGGGTCACACTGTTGGTAAGCTGAACGCTTTCCTCCGAGGACAACACGCGCTTTGCCCATACGCGACACACCAACGAAATGTTTCTCCCAGGCATGGCGAATACTTGTAAATCATCGCCATGGCCATGATTGCCCTCGCGGTGAATGTGCGCATTTAAATCCGTCAGCATTTGAGAAGAAGGCTCGCCAGAGTCCAATAAGATGAATGCATTAGCGGTACCCGGCCCACGCGGGGCATTGTGCTCAAAGAATATATTTTCACTGTTGATGCCTGCCCTTAACATCAACAAAGAACGATAAGCTGAATCGATGTGCCATTTCGCAACGCTACTGAATTGATTTCGGATGCGCACTCGTAACTGGTCGTCGCTTTCTTCATCTGCGCCAGCCTCGATCAACCAATCGGATGCATTCACCGCATGACTTATGCCAGGGATTGCGCTGGTAAATACATGGAAATACCCTTCACCAAGGTTAAAAGCCGCCCCCTCATGCTCTGCTTCCACGTTGCTCAAAGTAAACGCTTCGTTCTCTTGTAAGGTGGCATCATGACGTAAAACCACTCGATAAACGTTACCGTTGATGGGGTCGGTTTGGATCATTGTCCCTTTCGGTACAACAATCGCCGGGCCTTGCTTCGCTGCGCGGTGGATAACCACTTGTCCTACCGCTTTCGTTGCCGCTTTTCTCTTTACATTGAATTGCCATGCCCACAAATCGAGCCACTTTTCTTTTGCGGTAGCCACAAACATATTCGGCAAGATGTACTCGACCAAGAACCGGTTCACTAGCCACATCGTTGGGCCTATGACCATCGCTTCAATCAAGCGCCAAAATGGAGAATACTGAGAGTCGTTTGCAATCGTACTGCCGTGCTTTTCAGCTTCCTCTTTGAGCGCCGCTTTCCACTGTGACGCTTCAAGCGGTAACCCCGCTTTTTTCGCCAGTTCAGTAAAGTTCGGTTTTGGAATATCAGTCAAAATTCACCTCTGTACTTACGCCGCCAAATTGCACCGTTTCAGCAAAAATATAGATTTGGCCATCGGCCACCTCTTCAATACGAACTGTCCCTGGCACCAGACGAACATCCTCTTCGACAAGCAGTTCAAGCTTGGTGCGTGCATCGGCCTTTTTGGCAGGGCTACGCTCAGAAATTAAATGGATGGCCACGTTGCTCTCGATAATGGCGTGCTTAATATCTTGAGCAATCACCGCTCGGTCTTGGATGAGCACAGGGTTACGGCCCGCATCGAGCACCACGTCGCCCTTTTCAATTAAGATGTCTTGATACACGTAGTCCTTCATTAGCCGGCTGCCATTTCAAGTTCACTGGCCATGTCTTGAGGACTGCTCATGTAAGTTGGATATATCGCCACACCACCGTAATTGGTTGAGTTGGTTTGGTAGCTCGCAATGCTTTTAGCCGCGCCGCCTGGCTGAACCTGCGCATAAGGGGTCGCGCTTTGCACGGACTTGGATTTCACTTGAATGGATTCATCATCACCGCCGAAGCCAGGAACCCAATCAACCAGCTCTTTAAGGTTTTTCCAAATCCCTGCCAACTTGTCAGTGAACCAACTAAACACATTACCGAATATGTTGCGCATGTGATCGGCCATTTCTCCAATAAAGGCAAAACCGCTGGTATCAGTAAAGCCACTCATTACCCATTGCCAACCAGCCGATAAGAAATTAAATAAGGTATGAAATGGCAATGCCATTAGATCTACCGCGCTAGAAATGACGGCACACCACCAAGTATCAGCCAGCGTTGCTGTCAACATTCTCCAACCCAACATTAGGCTCTCAAACCCGCCCTTCAAACGAGAGACCACCTGCCCAATGAAGGCAAAGCCGCTGGTGTCAGTAAAGCCACTCATCACCCATTGCCAACCCGCAGAAAGAAACTGAAAAAACGTTCTAAATGGGAGAGTGATTCGCTCTATCGCACTTGTGACCACACTGAACCACCACGTGTCGGCCACTCCTGCAGTTAGCGCTTTCCAACCAAAAATCAGGCTCTCAAACCCACCCTTCAAACGAGAGACCATCTGCCCAATAAAGGCAAAACCACTGGTATCAGTAAAGCCACTCATTACCCATTGCCAACCAGCTTTGATGAACGCAAACATGGCTTTAAATGGCATCGTAATTAACGAGAGTGCGCCTTCTAAGACTTGAAACCACCTTGTGTCACCAAAGGTGGCTTTGAGGTCATCCCAGTAATAAATTAATGCGCCCACTGCAGCTACGGCGGCGACAGCAGCACCAATAACCAAACCGATTGGGTTTGCCATCATTGCAATATTGGCGGCCAACATTGCGACTTTGAACATTTTCAAAATACTGTTCACCCCTGCGACCGCTAAGCCAAAACCTTTAGTGACCAGGATGTACGAAGCCATGGCTTGTTTACCGATGCCGACCGCCATCGTGAGCAATCCGTTTATCGCAACAAAGCTAAGAAGTGAGATGCCGGCGTAGCCAATCCATTTAGTAATGTTGGGGAAAAGCTCTGTCCATTCGATGATTTCCATCGCACCATCGGCCAAACTTGAAACCACAGGTAAAAGCGAAGGCAAAAGAGCCGCACCAAAAGCGGTCCGAACGGCAAACACACCTTGCTCAAGCCTCTCCCATTGGTCGGTCATGCTGTGCGCCATCTCAATGGCCGTATTTAGGTGACTGGCCTCATTTAGGTCTTGAACACTCGATTGAAGATCGCTTGTTTTGCCGATCAAGTCGGTGATAAGCATCACCGCTTTATCCGAGCCAAATGCTTGTTTTATTTGGTTGATTTCAAGCGAATCTAACTCACCAAACTGATTGCGCAGTTTCGACATAATGTCGAACATTGGCAGCATCTTTCCGTTGCTGTCGGTAAACGCTATCCCTAGCTTGTCTTGCGCTTTGACCACACCGTTCATAAAGGCTTTGTAACGAGTCCCCGCTTCACTACCAGACATCGATCCTTGCAACAAACCAAGAACGGCCATTTGTTCTTGAATGGCTACGCCATGCGTTTTACCCAACGCGCCAACACTCTTGAACGCATCCGACATGCCTTGACCTGTCGTTTTGAACATCTCGACAGACTTGGCGGTCATACCTGCAACTTGCTCTGCCCAGTTATCTTTACCAATCCGATCGGCTTGGTCTTTGAACACCGAGTACATGGTCCCCATGTAGTTGGTGATCGTGGCGGTATCCGCTTTGGTCGCGGCAGCCAAAATAGCTGAGCTTCTAGTGACACCCGCCAGTTCATCACCTGTCAGATCGCCCATAGCAGATTTAATATCATAAGAGGCCGCCACAAATTCAGTGGCCGACTTGCCGTATTCAACCGAAAACTTCATTGCGGTTTGGGCAAGGGTTTTTAATTGGCCCTCGGCAACGCCAAGTGATTTCACTTCACCTAACGCTCTGTCCATTTCAATCGCCGGCATCAAGGCTTGTTGCAATGCAAACCCAGCACCCACCATGCCCGCTGCACCTGCCATCATGGTATGGGTACCTTGACGATAGGTGTTGGTGACATCATTCAATTGGCGTTGAATATTGCCCAGAGGTTTTGATATCTGGTCAATCAATCCAACTTGAAATCTGAGTGCTTCTGGTAACATCAACCATCCTCTTATTGCTTGGTCGTTAACCGCTAAAGGCTTTGGCCACACCGCTGGCGGTGACGGCTTGCATGTTTTCCCAGTGGTTCTTCTCTAACCAAATCGCGTAAGCCAAGCTCTGGTCAGTGTCCGGCTCATTGGGTAGCCACTTTCGCCGCCACGCATACATTTTTTGCCTGTCGCTGCTCTCAATAGCAGCGACAAGCGCATCTATTTTTTTACCGAGATAGCAAGCTTAGGTGCGTACTCTTTAAGAACCGCGCCATAAATCTGCGTTGCCGCACCTGGGTTTTGCTGAGTCAGTTCGCGCAGCGCATCTTTTGAGCCTTCACTCACACAGCTCATCAAGAAGTTGTGGGCCGCGCTGCTCGCATCACCTTGTAAGATGGTGTTTTGTGCTTCGTCGTACTCTGCAGGTGTTGGAATAAACTCAAGATCGGTATTGCCAACAGTTAGGACAATTGACTTGCTCATTGTTGTGTCTCCTGTTCGTGCATCGCACGCCATTTAAAATATTCATCGGGTTGTTTTGCGCACTCTCTGAGCGCGACTTTTAAATTCGGTATGTCATCGGTCACCACTTCAGGCCAGGTACCGATGACCGTTGGTTTATAGCAAGGCTCAATGAGACCTGCGGGTGGCAGTTTCACGAGCACTTCAGTTACCGTCGTTTTAGTACGGCTCTCGCAAGCGGTCAGTAACAGAGCGAGGGACAACACATTCAATACCTTCCATTTGTTGTTTGAGCTGCTGCATTTCATTTTCTAGCTCCTGACGCTGTGTAATTTGCCGCTGCTTGCGAGCGATCAACACTTGGTTGATGTGTTGGTTATCCTGTTTGAGCGTGTCAATCGTGCGTTGATGGGTTTGGTTGTCCTGCTCTTTCACATCGAGCTTGTTTTGAAGAAGAGCTTGCTCGGCATAACTCGCCTTGAGTGCCAACCCTTGCACGACCAATAAACCAATGAACAATGTAAGCCCACCCCACTTAATCCACTTCCATGCAGCGTTCATATTCCGCTCTCCGTCGTTTCACTAAACCTGGTAACTTCTTACCAGCGCCGTAAACCCATCGGGGTAACTGGTTACACGCTTGCTCATAACGACGTGCAAGTAGATCGCGAAAAATGCGAGTCTGACTGCCGTCAGGGTTACGTTCAAAGCGAGGGCATCCCGTGTTAAAAGCAAAAGAGACAAAGGCATCAAATTGGCCCTGAGATAAAACTAACTCTGATTGCTTCTCTACTCTGGTGATGCATCGCTCCGCACCTTGTAAGTTCTTCACCCAATCCTTAGCGACTTGGTTCATGCTAATAGTGCGACTTGGCACATTGTGCGTATTACCAATACCGTTGGTTGTTAGCCCTGACGGGCAGGTGTAGGGCTCTAATCGACACCCTTCCATATTGCCGACAATCGCTAGACCTTTTGGACTGATACGAAGCTCACCTAACCCTTCATTCGCAATCACGACTTGCCCTGTCGGGGCGACCGAGTTGGAACCTAACGTCACCCCGCCCGTGATTAAAGCAATGACAACACCAACCGAACACACCACTTTTTTAGCCAGTTTCATTGATGACCACTCCCTTTTCCTTGGCAATGCGCTGCATGTTGCGCTTATGCCAAATGTTGACGCACGCCATGATCACCCCGAGCACGATAGAAGACAGGAAATACAAATGTTCCATCGTCACTTGGCTGAAGGCGATACCAAATACAGAACACAAATACGCTGTGCCTGCGGTGATTTTATCTATCCAGTCGCGCATTCATCGCTCCCTTGAGGATTGGCACCGAGTGCAGTATTGACACCCCGGCACTTTTTGACGGCGCTCTTGAGGTATCGGGTCGCCACATTCGCCGCATTCCTGTGCGCTTTCCCTTTGTTCATTTTGCTTAGCCCTTGCCAGGTGGTTAGCAAGCGCCACTTTTGTGAATTGGGCTTCAAGGCCACTGGCACGGTCGATAACATCAGACATTACGCCTCCTATCTATTAAGCAAAAAGTTACTGAACCAAGTCTTCCGTTTCATCTGGACGTAGGTAGGACACGCCGTTAATCTTCACAAAATCTGGGCTTGTGACTTCGAACGGCAATTTGTGAACCAGAGCACTGCCACCGTTGGAGTCAACATCAAGCAAATCGGATATTTTGATGCGACAACCAAAGGCTTCAACTTTCAGCTCGTCTTTATCAATTTTGCCGTAGAACAAGGCGTCGAAGGCTGGCAGAGCTCGCCAAGAACCGGCGCGTTTAGCGGCCTTGCTCAACTGGTTAAACTGCTGTGTGTTCAGCTCCATCTCCCCACTTGCGTCTACATCGCCATCAACATAACCATCTGGCACACCAGAAGTTTTATTCACGGCAGAATTGTCGGTAATCGATAGCGTGACTTTTTGCGCTTTCAACTTGTAGTCGCCCATTGAAAAGTGCATGTTCTTGCCAGAAATACGCATGCTCATCGGTTATGCCTCCGCATCTGAAGGGTTAGAGAGATCAAGCCCAATGTTGACCACAATGTGTTTAGGGCAGTTATGTGGGCGCACCATTAAGCCAATGTTCACTTTGGTTTTGCTCACCCACTGAATCGATACATCTTCATCACGCGGTGCCATGATTTCACCGGGGAACGGAATGCCACCAATCTCAGTGGTCTTGGACATATCGCGCATGTCTTTACTGAAGTACGTGCGATTCAGTTCGATACTTGGCGGCGTTGAGTTCAAAATACGATCCGCTATACGGCGAATGGCTTTTATGCGAACGCGGCGATTAAGCTTGTGAACCGGGCGAACGTACTCTAGGTATTGATAGTCGCCACCTTTCGTTTCTAGCGTGGTTGCGTCTGTCCAAAACACGCCTTCCATATCGGCATACCATTGCGGCAGCGAATAACGCGCATCGGCCAATGCTGAAATGGTGCTCATTTCCAATGGTTTTCCCGCGCTGTCGATTGGCATGTCACCAAGCCCCAAAACACTGCCTGTTGCCACGCGCATTGGACTATCCGCTACCGTCACTGCGCGGTCACATAATCGACCACCTAGGACTCCGATATTGTTGCCATTGAGCATAGGCACCGGTGTGACCATATTGGCCGACACTCCATTCACTAGCGCCAATAAGCTGGTTTCATACTTCGCCCAGGTTTGCTTACTCTTATCGATGCCTGGACAGGCAGCCAAGAAGAACACCCAACGGCCAAGCTTGCTAGTCAGCTCTGAGGCTTTACTTTGCATCGCTTGAAACTCAGCTTTGTTGCTGACCACATCCACAATGCACACGCCTTCGAACGAGTCAGTGCGGTTGGCAATGTCCACGGCATCTTGCCAAGTCGCATCCGCCGATAAACCAAAGATGGCCGCCGTCCAGTTCTGTTTGCCATTCAACTGCGCGGCTTTGATGTTCACACCCAGCGCATCATCAGCGACCACATCATCAAGGTTGGTCATGTTGTTCACTCGGGTGACCGTGCCTTGCAGTTCGGCCTTATCCGTTCGCCCGATGTAGAGCAGATGGCGTTCAATTTCTGGGATCCCGCCTTGCCCTAAATTGAGGTTGTTTACCTCTACCTTTCCGGTTGCCATTGGTTGTTTCCTCGCTTATTTTCGCGTCTTGGCCTGCTCAAAGATCTTTATGAGTTGACGGGTTACTTCGCGTTCTTTACTGCCTAATATCTGTCGCTGTGCTAACGGAATATCCCAAGCAGTGACTCGGGGCTGATTGCTCAGCTCTCGAATGATTTGTCCTGCTTGGCCATGAGACACGGTTTGCATCAGCAGTCGAAGGCTTGGTTTTTTCCGTCCCTTGCCGCTTTTTCTCGGTACCGTGTAACCCAACTCCCTTAGCTTTCGCGCTTGCCCTTTACTGCAAGGCGCGGAATAGTCGGGTGTTCCCCAACGCTTTTGCATTTGGCGCTTGGTCATGGTTTGCTTTTGGCCAAGATGATGCCGAGCAGCAATTTTCGCGGTGAGCTCGTTACCCCAAGTCAGGTCGAGCATTCTGGCGCTCCGCACATAAGGGGTTAACCCTTTCGCCATGCGCCGCATCACCTTGCCGCGCTTCTTTCCTTTTCTTGGATCTAACGCTTGGCCATGAATATCTTTTTGTTGCTGAATGCGTTTGCGAGTATTGGTCTTTTCCCAGCGGCCTAGGGTTTTCAGTATCCAAACTCGCTTCTTAGGTGGTAGAGCTAACATGGCAAGCTTTTCTTGCATGTTGAGCACATCCCTTTGATTCGCATTAATTGTTGGTTTCATTGACCAACTCAGCTTCCTCTGCCGTGTAAATTTCTACCGCTTGGACTCGGTATTTAACTCCGCGCCAGGTAACCATTCCTGCCTTTGCATCCGGTACCAATTCAATAGGTTCCATCAGCTCAAGTTCTATGCTCACATCAGCTAACTCACTGCTGATCACATCGACCGAAAGTGTTGGGTCTTCGAGCTCTTGCTCGTTGCGGTCTTCTTCATGATCACTTAGCCAGCAGGCCATCAGCGCAAGTAAACAGCGCGGGTCTAACAATCGGTGTGGAAATTCCTCTACCGATATCACCGCGTTATATTTCCAGTAACACGCGATGTAACCGTCGTTGCCTCGGTCTTCACCACTTGGAACAATAGAGCCGTTCTCTTGCCATGCGTCGATTTTGTTATCAAGCACATCGCTGTTTAAGTGCCGAACAATGTAATCCGTCAGGTGCTCCAGCTTGGTCTTGTTGTAAGCCGACTCACTCATATCGTATCGATGCCGTTTGCACTGAAACCCATTAACTGAGAAACATCTCTGTTGCTTTGAGCAAGAAATCGTGCCGCCTGTTGTGGTTCATCTAGGGCCACGTTTTCTCCCTCTTTGCGCCTGTCTTGCGTCGCAAACTCTGGCAGTAACTCAGAGTGTGCTCGGCCATATACAGCACGCTTATAGAGCGTGATTTTCGCGAAGCTTAGCGAGGGCGCAGAGCCTTCCACTAACAAACGCGCTAGCTTCTCTTGGATATTGAATGCCGCTATCGTTATAGCCGCAGCCATAGCCTCGTTATCAAACGTATGCGGAATACGGCGCAGCTGACGAAACTCATCGGTCGATAAATCTGGCCAACCTTCTCCGGGTATAGTGGTATTTTCAGCACTGTTTAGTTTTCCGCCAAAGCTCATCACAATCCCTTCTTTAAATAAGTGCGCCTCTTGCCACTGAGTCGACGGAATAAGCAGGGTGATGAATCACTTGCTCTTCCTCGTCAGCCGAGGCGCGGTGGCGTAGTAGTCTTTACCCGCTAGAGATTATCGCCACTCTCTAAAGCTCGGATTCGCTGGTCGATGTTATCGATCATCGTGCTAACACCAATCGCACTGTGTTGCTCTTGAGCCTCTTCAAGTCGCGAACGAGCTTTTTGCAGGGTTTCGATATCTCCAACAGAAGCGGCATGTGGTTTACCTTGCTCATTTCGAAGTAGATGTAAGCCGGCGAATTTCAACCATTTGGCGGTCGGCTTTTCATTAATGCGCCATACGTTGGTAACTTTTTCCAAAACCAGAGAAAAGTAAGGTTCAACGGATTGCCCTTTATCAGCCATACGCTCAGACCAGGCTAAAACTTCATCTGCGCAGAAAGTAGCGAAGTCACGCTTAAATCGCTCAGGTGTATCAAGCCCGCGTTCGATAGCGATATCACACCACTTGATAGCGGTTTCTAGATCTTCGATATCGAAAAGCCAAATCACCATTTGAGCAAAAAGAGGGTTGTCGAACTGCTTATCGCCCGCTAAATAGGTTTCTATCGCTTCACGGTATTTAGGTACCAACACATCACGCTTGTGGTTAACCTTTTCATCTTTGCGATTAAAGGTTTTAAGCACCTTCAAATCGTTGTCGAGCTCGGCCAACAGCAGATGCAAACTGTTTGGGTTGGAAATAGACTGTTTATCTGGTGTCGATTGCTTTTGCTGTTTTGCCAAGGCTTCTTGACGCAACTTCGCTAATGGACTGGCCATGTATTCCCCTTAAACTGCAACTGGTTCAACGACCGTAACTTTTTCAATGGCAGCGAACTTGTGATAGTTACCGACCGCATAACCTTCCATGCGTAGGTATGACGTTTCGAAGCGTTTACGGTCTTCTTCATTGCGAGACTTACGCCACTGCGTACCCTTTTGAGTCAGGATTTGCAGGTTGGTTAAGTTCGTTACCCAAATCATATTTGGAGGGAAGAATGGCGGCGTATACACCGTTTTACCTGCAACGGTCTTCGCTAAGCTTTGCGCGGCTTTATGTTCAGTTGGTACTTCTGCCGATTCCAATAGACGATGCTGCTCAGCGGCCACTAAATTGCGACCAATCAACACCACTAAATCAGGGTCGCCTTGATGCACTTCGTGAATCGTTGTGTTAATCAGATCATTGACTAGGGAATCAAGGTTTCGATATGAACCCTCGGTTGCTCCTGTTGAGTCCAGTTTCACCTCGGGTAAGACTTGAGCTGACGCTTTATCTTTCGCAAGTTGGAGCCAACCTTTGTTGACGTCTTCGCCCATCGGATTAGCTTTAGGGTCGGTGTTTTCACCAGCAATCGAAGTCCCATGGAAACCAATGCGCAGCTTATCTAAGGCAAAGTTACGAGTGATCGCATTGTTCATCAGCTTCATCCACTGACCTTTGCCACCCGAGTTCGCCCAAATTGTCATCGTAATCCAATTAATATGGGCACCTGAGTCGGTTTCAGTTAACTCATAGGTGTTACCACTTTGGTCAACTGAGATATTGGAGATACGGTTTAAAAAGGCGTCCGATTCAACAATGGCTTGGCGCAACTTGGTTTCCATTACTGGTGTAATGTTGAACTGCTTTGATGCATCCTCAACACCTGCGGCCTTTGCTACAGCTTGGCAATATTCATCTAAAAATTGAGTCGATACTACATTGAGCATTTACACGACCTCCACAATTGATTCACCGCCATTGCCTTCTTCACCTGGCTTCTGACCAGGGACTTCTTGCTTAAGCTCTGCGAACTGGTTTTCAAGTTTTTTCACTTGTTCTGCTATTGGAGAAATCTGCTTCGATAATTCATTAGAGAATTGCTCTAAAGAGAAGGGTTTTCCTTCATCACCGGGGTTGGTCTCTGCTTCACTAGGCGTCAGTGATTGCAGATTAAACTCTTGTTTGAGTTCATCCTTGAGATCACTTTTCATGATGCCGAACTGCTCTTTTAGTGCAGCTTTGAGTTGTTCTTCGGTCACTTCTTCTTCCTCTGGTTCAGGATCAGGTTGTGGCTCTGGTTGTTCATCACCAGAATTGAAAAAAGCACTGCACAGAGCAAAAAATCGATCAGTTTTGGAGTAGCACTCATCAAGATTAATGGCTTCCAGTTGGCTGCAACTCAGCTCTGTGGTTTGGCCTTCTTGTCGTGAAAACTGAAGTAATGAAACACCAGATGATGCCGGGGAATCGGTCACGGCTAATCCCATTAGGTAGCACTTTCCTTGCCCTTTATAATCTGGATTTGGTTCGATGGAGGTAAACAGCTTCTGCCCAAGCCTATTGGCTTCAAGTAAGTATTGATTAGGTTCAAGCTTGGCAAACAAGCGCACTTTTCCGTGTCCATTTTTCGGCTTTGACTTCAAGTACTTTGCGCCAGTTACTTCCGTAAACGGCAAAGCGTTTATGCTCTGGCCAAATCAACGCGGTGAATTCACTCAGGGCATAACTTTCGGCAATCTGCGTGAGCCATTCTCGGGTGATCTTACGACCATCAACCGTTGGCCCTTCAGTTGCTACAATTTTCCAATCACTGATTTTTGCCATTTGAGTGTGCACCTAGTTTTCATTGGTCAGTTTGTGTTTCTGGCTTTCACAATACGCCTTTGAATCGGCCGTTTCAGCCACTTCAATTCCGACCAATTCGGATATGAGCACTATCCGAAATCATCCGAACTTTGCTATGCAATTTAGGGAGTTAACTGGGCTTATTATTGGCCCATGGCATATACTCCCGAAACACGACATGCAGCCAGAGCCCTGTATTTAAAGGCTTGGACACCCAAAGAAATCGCTTCCGAATTAGGTTTGAACAGCACCCGCATTATTTATCACTGGGCTGACAAACACGGATGGCGTGACATGCTGCGCGAACAAACGATTGATGAGTCGATCGCGCGCAGAATTGAAACCCTGCTTGAGTTGAAAAATCCCACCAAAGGGCAACTCGATATGCTTGATAGACTCATCAAGCACCATGTACAGCTAAAAAAATTCCACGCTCAAGCCCAACCCACCCAAGAGAAAAAAGCTCAAACAGAAAAGGAACCGGCGAATAACACTCATCGCAGTAACTCGCGTTCCAAAAAGTCTGACGACAAACCAAGCAAGAAAAAAAGTAAAAAGAAGAACAACATTGATGAGCTGACCAAAGAGAACTTCGCAACCTGGCATGAATCTCTCTTTGAGTATCAACATACGATGCGTAATAACCTGCACCAGCGAACGCGTAATATTTTGAAGTCTCGTCAGATTGGTGCCACTTACTATTTCAGCGGCGAGGCGTTAGAAGATGCGATATTGACGGGCGACAACCAAATATTCTTGTCTGCGTCCCGCGCCCAGGCTGAAGTTTTCAGAAGCTACATTATTGCGATTGCACAATCATTCTTAGGTATTGAGTTAACCGGTAACCCGATCATTCTCTCGAACGGGGCCGAACTTCGATTTCTATCGACCAACTCTAAAACCGCTCAGAGTTATCATGGACACGTTTATGTGGATGAGTATTTTTGGATCCCGAAGTTCGATGAACTCAACAAACTCGCGTCTGCCATGGCCACTCACAAGAACTGGCGCAAAACCTACTTCTCGACCCCTTCGGCTAAAACGCACCAGGCTTATACCTTTTGGACGGGTGACCAATGGCGAAGAGGTCGAGATACCCGCGCTAATATTGAGTTTCCGACCTTTGATGAGTATCGAGACGGTGGAAGGCTCTGTCCCGACAAGCAATGGCGTTACGTAGTCACTATTGAGGACGCGGCAGCGGGAGGCTGTGAGCTATTTGATATCGATGAACTGCGAGACGAATACAGCAAAGACGACTTCGATAATCTCTTTATGTGTATTTTCGTCGATGGTGCCAGCTCAGTCTTTAAGTTCTCAGCACTTGAAAAAGCCATGGTAGACATTAGCCGGTGGCAGGACTTTAAGCCCAATGACAACGATCCCTTCGAACGGCGTGAGGTTTGGTTAGGATACGACCCTAGCCGAACTCGAGACAACGCCTGTTTGGTTGTGGTTGCCCCGCCTGTTATCGCTATTGAAAAATTCAGAGTCCTTGAAAAGCATTATTGGCGAGGGCTGAACTTTCAGTACCAAGCGCAGCAGGTATCCAAAGTGTTTGAACGTTACAACGTCAGCTATTTAGGTATTGATACCACAGGCATTGGTGCAGGTGTGTATGACTTACTCAGCAAAAAACACCCACGAGAAACCGTGGCGATTCAATACAGCAACGAAAGTAAAAACCGATTAGTGATGAAAATGATTGATGTGGTCGAAGCTAATCGAATTCAATTTGATGCTGAGCACAAAGACATTGCCATGGCCTTCATGGCCATTAAGCGAGCAACCACCAACAGCGGCAACAGCATGACTTTCAAAGCAGAGCGTAGCGAGTTAACCGGTCATGCCGATGCATTTTGGGCTATCTCTCATGCCTGTATAAACGAACCTCTCGACCACACAGCGAAACGTAAATCAACCTGGCAGGTTTAACCAATGACTGAACAAATAAACGAAACAGCCACCAAAGATGAAAGCCTGATGTTTAGCTTTGGTGAGCCTGAAATCATGAATCGTGATTTTACCAATTACGATTACAGCGAGTTGTATTACAACGAAGATGGCGACTACTGGGAACCGCCGCTTGATAGAGCTGGCTTAAACAAACTCACACGAGCCAACGCCTATCACGGCTCCATTTTAATGGCTCGCCGGAATATGATTGCGGGCCGTTACACTCAAGGGGGAATGCTGAAACAACAAATGCAATCGGCTGTGCATGACTTCTTGGAGTTTGGTGATACAGCTTTGCTTAAGCTTCGAGACTATTTTGGGAAAGTCGTCGGACTATGGCCAATACCCACCATGTATTTGCGAAAGCGTAAGAACGGCGACTTCGCTTTTCTAGAACGTGATAACAAACAAAAACGATACAAGAAAGAAGACATCATTTTCATCAAGCAATATGACCCTGTTCAGCAGGTTTATGGCGGGCCTGATTACTTGGGGTGTGTTCAATCTGCACTCCTGAGCCAGGACTCAACCACCTTTCGCCGCCGTTACTATAAGAACGGTTTGCACATGGGCTTTATCTTTTACGCGACCGACCCAAATCTGAGTAAAGAAGATGAAGATGACCTGAAGGAAAAGATGGCTTCAAGCCGCGGCGTGGGTAACTTCCGTTCGATGTTTATTAATATCCCAAACGGCAATGAGAAAGGGATTCAACTTATCCCTGTCGGTGATATTGCCACAAAAGATGAATACGAAAAGATAAAGAATGTGACCGCGCAAGAGGTGATCACCGGGCACCGCTTTCCTGTTGAGCTGGCTGCAATTATCCCCAATGGAGGCACACGTGGTGATCCAATCAAGTTTGACTACGTGTATTGCAAAAACGAGGTTATCCCTGCGTGTGAGATGTTTATGGATGCCGTAAACAGTGACCCAGAGGTACCAAAACACCTGCATTTAGCCTTTAATCTCGACAACGTTGCGACTTAAGAGCAGTGATATTTTTTGCAATTTTGTTTTTCTCTCTGATTTGCGCTCAGCCCTTTACTGTTAAGGGCTGTCGCACTATCAAAATGATCGTCAGACAAACACAAAAGATCATTAAAAAACCGACCTAAAACACAAAAACATCTTTATTTCAGCAACTTAACAAACCACATCAGATCAACAATGATCGTCAGAATTTCACTTTCTTGCAATTTTTTGCACTCTTCGCAATTTCATTAGACGCAATATAAGCCATTCTGAGCACCATTAACTTTCGGCAAGCCCCGTTATTCCAAAAGGGCTAACGGCTCGTTAACCCTTCTTAGCGATGGCAGAATTTCGCTGAAATAGAATTGCGAAAAAATGAGATCGAAAACGCTTCAGGTGGGGAGGAGTAGTGCGTTTTCCGTGGGTTGGGCATGCTTTCGGTGGCGCTGTGTGGCAGGCACAAAAAAGCCACCGGGTGCGGTGGCTATATGGAGTATCGCTCCTCAAGGTTGGAAAGAAGAGGTGACTCGTAAGTTGTGAGGTCCTTCACAACCGCAATGGTTTAGTAAAAATCACTATGTATTTAGGTCAATTTTTTTTCTAGCGCTCCTAGAATCACAGATCATTTTTAATTTAGGTGGCTAGATAATGAGTGATAAGAAAAGTATTTTCCCTGAAGGTTCGATGGCTTATGAAGCAGAGATGAATAACGCACCTGTAGTAAACTCAGATGCTAACGTAGACTCATTCTTCCCCAAAACCTCTATGGCCTTCCAAAATGAAGCTCGAGCATCTCGAATCACACCGGGAGTCGGTCAAGGTTTTCTGCCACCATTAAAGAAATCCAAGTATGCGCCGGCAACAGCTCAACAAACAGCGCCAGCTAAAACAGTAAATATCGCACCAGAGAATATGTATTGGCCACCGTATGATTTTACTAAAGGTGAGTACATCAACACCAAAGAACTTCCAGACAATACTCTACGACTAGAACTGCAGAATAATCACACTGAAGTAATGATCTTAACATTGGAAGAAGCGTTTAAGGTACTTCAAAGCTGGGGCTGGAAAGATACTAAGGATACTTGGAAATCAGTCACTACCCCGACAGGGGCCCAAGTGATGATAAATTATGGTGTGAATGGTAAAGATGTAGTGACCACTTCCATGGTAATTGCTCAGTTTAATGTGCACGGCCTCAAAGCTACTAAGCTGGGAATAAAAGCAACCCTCGGTATGAAAGCGGCAGTATCTCTCAATCACTTAGGTAATGAGATTATTAAACTGAGTGGATATTCTGGCTTGAGACGGATTCTCACAGGAACACGATACAGATTAGACAACCCTCAGATTGTACAACTGGGCATAGGAAAGTACGGACTGGCCAATTCAATAAAATCAGGTACGGTCTTAACGTTTTATGTCGCGGCTGGCTTCAGAGTTCTTGACTACATACTGAATGATGAGGTCTATTTAACTACCCTAATCGGTTCCCTAGCTACTGACATTGTAAAAATTGGGATATCTTCGTTAGTTGCAGGTATGGCTGGAGCAATTGCATTAACAGCGACATCTTTCGTTGCTGTTCATTTAGCTGCCGTTGTTATTGTTGGTTCTCTTGCGGCATTTGCACTTAATGAACTAGATGAGCACTTTGGAATAACAGCACAGGTTATTGAGTTGCTAGAAAAAGCTCAGCAAGAAGCTGTCGAGAAAGGGCGAGAGCTAAAAAAAGAAGTACATGACGGTATACTAGACACTACTGAAATGCTTCTAGAAGGAACTCTGGAAACTGGGAAAAAAGTAATCGAGGCTGAACTAAAACGTTTCATTAAACAATCTATTAACGAATTAATATTGAAACCAATATGAATATGAGATCCATTATAAATAAACTTAAACCAATTTGTACCCTTACAGCAGGAATCTTAATTTTTGCTGCAATTACCGTGTATTCACTCTACGCGGGATGCTTAAATATCATAGAATTCTGGGACCCTATCAGTGATGTAGAAACATACTCAAGATTCAATTTTGCCCTAATTCCTATGGGTATTTTTACACTTGTAATGACCATAATCAGCACTTTCTTCATCATTACAGGGGAACGTTGGGAAGATAGATATGGTGGAACAATACCGCTATCTTCATTAGCATTCGTCGGAATTGCCTTTGTTTTAATACTAATAACCCCTTCAATTTATGAGTCCAGGTATGAAAAGGCTGGTCTACAAGCGTGTTCGGGTACTCCGATAGGCCACCTCCCATTTTACGCTAAGAGGTTTGCTGCTGACCCATCACTTTGCAAGAAATAATAGATCTTTCCTAGCGTAGAATAGAACAATCGAACTGTATAAATCCTCACCATAATTTAGTACCATGGACCCGTCATTTAGATAGGTTCATGGTGTTATATGAGAGTGATTTGCCCAGAGTGTGATGAGAAAGCACGCATTCAAAAAACAAACCGTATTTCAGCGAATTATAGCGACTTATATTGTAGTTGTAGTGACCCAGAATGTGGCCACTCGTTCGTAATGAATCTTTCTTTTAGCCACTCCCTTAGCCCCTCTGCAAAAACAACTTCGCAAATGGCCTTTAGCCTGGTTAAAGCACTAGGCCCAGAACAACAGAAAGAACTGAAGCAGCAGATCTCAATGCTATAGCTTAAATTCAGGGCTATCCGCCTCATCGGCCATTTGAATGATCATCTTAATGGCTTCCACCTTATCGCTATCAAGCTTGCCTTGATTATCTGCTACCACCAATCCCATCAAATACGCTCCGACCTGCGCTCGGCTTTCGGCCTCTGTACTTAATGCGACTCCATCAATGATGAGTTCCAGTGCTTGCTGGAATAACTGGTTTTTATCAGACATATCAATACCCTCTACAACGACATGTGAATACTACTGTATATTAATACAGTGGTAAACAGGTGTTTTTTTACAGGCATCGGTTACGAGAATTAGTTCACCCCAAAGTAGACGCAAAACCAAGGATAAACGCCAGCGTTATGTACCGCTGAATTTGTTTACTCATACTGCCTTTTCTAAATTAGAGGCCATTCATCCACCAAAATCGGTGCAGAACTAGAAAAAGTCGACAGGTTCGGTTGAATGTATTCATCTTTATTGGGTTGTGTAGATTCAATTGGCTCTACTTCATCAAACCAACTCGGTTCTTTCTGCTCTGTATTTCGATAAACAAGGTGATCAGGTTGCCGCTCATTGGCTCCGAACCTGAGTTTTATGCTCTTCGTTTGACTCAACATCAGCCACCTACCGTTTAAAAGGTCACTTCTAAAGCTGCTGGCTAAGTCATACTCTCGAATTATCCGCGATATTTCGTATTCAATATCTGGGTTTAATACCCGACCTGCACCTTGCTGAGGCTCCAACGTACAGTTATTGACAGAACTCCGAGAGGAGCCAGAGGCTCCAAAAGCGGTCGCTTCGCTCCCATGGGCGCTAGCTTCAGCTTTAGATGCTTCAACAAATGTAATGGTGCGCTTTTTGAATTTCCAAGAAGCAGGGTTTGAGCTCGGCTTATCGAACTCATACTTAACTTGTTTTTTGAGCTCTGATTTCTCTTTTGTTGTGATGACAAAGTCTCTTAAGCGAGTTTTCAAATACACGCCCAAAGCATCAAAGCCTTTTAGTTTTTTGACCGTTTCACCATGTGGTGATGCAAATGGGAGCTCTTCATAAATGTTCCTCACCAGCAGGTCACGGCGTTTAACAAAAGGACCGCCCTGCCCCATAATGTAACCGTGCCAGTTACCATGATCAGCTGCTTTCATGACACCTACCACAGTACCATCTTCATGCTCCATATCAGGTTGATAGAGCTCACCAAGTAACGTGAACAAATATTTACTATCGTACTTTGACGATTTTCGGATTACGGCGCTAGGAACTGGTGGGCCAACAAGCTTTCTACCGACTTTAAGGTCTAACTCTTCATAGATGTTGAATAGCTCGTTGTAACCCAGCTGGGTAAGGTACTTAACGAAACTTGCTTTATCATTGTTAGCAAATCGGCGTAGCTCTCGATAAGTCGTAACAGGTGCACCACCAAAGAACTGAAACTGACGAATGTTCCAACGGTTCTTCCAAGCACTCACGTTCTTCGCCATTTCTCTTACTGAATGGCCAGTTTCATCAGACACCTCATTATCCATCGCAAATCCATCAATATTTTTTGAAATATACTTAGCGATGTAGCCAGTAGCAGTGCCTTTCTCAGGATCAATTTCTTCAACATCACAGCGAGGTTTGTGGTCAAACTCACCGTTAATAAAGAGTTCTTGCTTATCTTCCTGAGTGGCATAATCAATAAAAATTTCAGTGACACGCTTCTTCTCCTCAGGTTTTACCCAAATCAACAAGTGCCAGTGCGGCGTTCCATCATGATGTGGCTCAGCAACACGTACACCAAACCAACGAATATCTTTGTTACAAAGATTCGTGCGTATGCGTTGCCAAATAGTATTCAGGTATTGCTGTGCATCACGAGGGCTTGAACCGTCCCAATGAGGGATAAAACCACCCTTTTTATAGCTATTATGAAAACGCGATGGCGTAGTCAGAGTTAAAAACAGACCTTGTAGACCAAGCTCATTACCAATGTCTTCGCAGCCACGACAACGCACCATCAACTCATGACGACGAATGGCTGGGTTAGAAACGCTTTTAAGAACCATATCTTTAAGTTCAAATTCTTCTTCGGTTTCTTCATCACGTATCAGCATGTTCTGAATAGCATCCCAGTTGCGCTTTTGTTGTGCTTTATATTCTCGGATGCAATCCCACGACGAATAAGGAGAGGCTTTCGACGATACCTGGCCCATTGCAATAGCAAGGTGCTCTCGCATGATCTTGCGAACTTTCTTTAATCGGTTAAGCCACCACTTATCGCTGATTAGTCTAGAGATATCTTGAAGTGCTGAAAGCTCAGATTGGTCTTTATATTTACGTGGCGGCTTGATACCAAAGTTATTAGCGACAAAGTCTGCGGCTTGTTCATAGGTAAAAACAACTGCCATTGTCGTGCCCAAGTCCGTTGCTGAATGGTATTTCGCAGTTTCTAGTTGGATATAACCGTCGACAACATTTGCAATTTGATTGGCCATCTCTTTGAGTTCATCTTGCTCTAACTCTGCAATTAGGCGAAATTGCACAGGCTTACGGTTTTTCCCTGCCTGCTCAAAATCAAAGTAAATCTGTTGATTGGCACTAAAGTGACTTTGCTCAGTGGTTTCATACTCTTCACTCAGCAAAGCGACTTTCTGTGTTGTCGGTAATTTGTTGTATTTAGATAAAACTAAACGCGCGCGTTCTGCCGCTGGCTTAGCTTTGGTGCGCAAATAGACATTCGCTGCATTACGCCCATTTGATTCAAAAATAGCTTTGTAGCGTTTGGCAAAGTACTTGGTTAGATAAAGCGGTAAATCGCTAAAGAACTTGTTTTCAGTACGCCAAACATGATCATGCGGATTGAGCTGATATAGATCACGCTCAATGAAGTTTTGGTTATTTGGCTCGACGTCAGTAGGAGGGTGATAACCACGCAGAACGCAAATAGCCCCCTCATCGATTGGATTGAGAGGGCGCATGTAGATATTACGGAGTGGCTTGAGCGGTTGGTAATAGGTTTGCACTTACTCCAACCCTAACTTATCTTTTGCAAGCCTAATAAAATCTCTTTGAAGCTGTTCGTCACCTTTGAAAGTTTCTAAGCTGTCAGGGCGAATGTTCATCGTTATACCCCACCCTTCAGGCCCAACAAAATAAACGACTACGCACTTTTCATGGCGACGCGCTCGTCCTTCAAACAGCTCTAATCGATCACCGTTTACTTCCAGCGAAGCGAGTTTTGAGTGCTTCATAACGCTTCCAGTTCTTGAGTGGTCACAATCATGTGGCCACCGGTGTGATTACCTTTAACGAGCACGCCATTCATCTGTTGCTTACAGTCTAATTGCACGCATGCCGCACCTACTGCATCATCGAAGTTCGCAAACTCACCTACAAGCCGATTCATAACTTGAGCCGTCTCCTCATGGCGAACCACGCAACCTCCAATATCTAACTGCACTGCTACGTAAGTTTGCATACCTACTCCTTACCAATCTTGGTAAGAAAGTCGTCAGCAAATGCGATGAATTCTCGAGCATCATTAGCGGTTCTTTCTGCATCAGTTGTGCTGTGTCCAGCGTTTCGGACAATGTCATGCCCAGCATCGATACAATCACAAGTCTCTTGAAGGCGATCGCGCAGTAATGAAATCAAGATAGAAGCCGATTCATTAGTCCCATTCTTCAAGGACAAGACGCACCAACCTTCTGCTACACCAAACTGACCGCCTTGCAAAACGTGGCTTACTTCTGCGTTCACTTCCTGCCCTGTAATTTGTCCGCTTGAATCGATTTCTCGCAGGTTTAAACAGTCGCCAGCTTGATAATCTCGGTCATTGAGTCGAACTTCGTTTGTCTTACGGTGAGCCAATACTTCACTAAAATGTTCAGATTGGACTTTAATTACATGTACCTTACTCATATTCAGTTCCTCTAGTTTTGGATAAAAGAAGCCCTCCCTCGATATTCCTAAAGAGGGATAAGGGCGTAGGCAAAAGTGCCAAATGGCTAGGTATATAAGGGGTCTAACTCCAGCGTTCTTTTAGGCGGCTGGCTTCTAAATCAATAAGTATAATTTTTCGTTTGAGCTTCGATTGCTCAATAAAACTTTGTGTACTTTCACCTTGAGCGACTAACTCAGCACGCTCAGAAAGAAGTGCATCTAAGCGCTTTTCTTTTAGGCTCGCTCTTACTTCTTGCAGCTTTTCTAGCCCTTTGGCTTTCTGCTCTTGGTTTAAGCTGTATGCCACCATATCTGGACAAGGTAAGTGATACGGTGCGGAATAAACTGGGATAGCCTCTGACATTGGAACTCCTTAACTTAAACCGGGAATGGCTGAACCATTGGCGACCAAATCCACACTCATAGCTAAGAATGGGGAAACGCCTTTCGTGCGGCTTTCTATATCGTTGATAAGAAGCACAAGGTTGCTGATGCCAGCTTGTGCTTTCTGGATGATCGCGTGTTTGTTCGTGCGGCTAAGGCGATCTTTTCCTGCATGCTCTAAAGCCATGCGAGATAAATCACCCGAGTGCACCGCGTTTTCTAATGCACGTTTAATGAAAGTCTCTTCACTCGCATCATGAGGGATTTGTGCGGTCACCACACCGAGGCCAAGCAAAAGACTATTAAGAATGGTGAAGTTGCCACTCGCCTTGGTGATCATCACAAGTTCTACATTGGTAAGTATGTGCGGCTGTTCTGGGTTGAGCTTATTACGCAGCATGGTGGCATTCATGCCTACGGCCTTTGCTAACTTGGTCATGTTCTCCGAGTTTGCAAATGCACAACACGCTTCGTTAAACGCTTTTTGTTTAGAGCCACGGAATTCGCACATTGAGTCAATATTGTTCATAGCCAATACTCAATTGAAGACAAACGGTACGAAAACAAAAGCCCAACCAAGAATATTGAGCCACAGTGGGCAATACTCTTTGGTTGGAATCAGGGAAGATAAGCGCATGGTTATCAACCTAAGTTCTGCATGGCTTCACGAGTCGCGATTTCGAGTAAAGCCACCATGTTGATCAACGGTGTTTCTTTACCTTTTGCTTTGGTTTTAATAGGTAAGCGACCATCGGCAACCCAATCCATGATGGTGCGTTTTGGCATGCCAGAGAATTGAGAGTATTGGTCGTACGTCATGAAAGGCGTATTTAGGACTACTTGATATGAGAGCATAATGCTATCCTTTTACGTTATTGAATGTTGAACACCGGACTTATGAGTTGCAGCTCGCAGTCCATTTGAATTGGATTATTGATCGTATATGCGAACAGATCAAGTCAAAATGACCCCTTTTGATTATCAAGGTGGGAAGCTTGTCACAGATAGGCTCCATGAAATATTGGGAACTAGGACAATAAGAGAGCTCGGAGAAAAGCTAGACGTTTCTGCCTCGACAATAGCTACCTGGCATAAACGTGAACTTTGCCCATTCGAAATCGTATTGAGAGCACACATGTACACAGGTGCATCATTAAAGTGGCTTACGCTTGGAGAAGGCGAGCCATTTCCGAACAGAGAATCCCAAAAACATCAATCGAAACGTCTTGAGACAAAATTCTTGTTCGATATTGACTCGTTCAACATTACTCGAGGAAAGCTAGTAAACCTAAAAACCCTCACGTTCGATAAGTCATATTTAAATGATATTGAAGTAGCAAATCCAATGGCTATTCGTGATGGTGGAAATACGTATATTGTCGATAAAGAGAATCAGCAAGCTATTAGTGGTACATATCTTATAGACATGGACGGCCTACTCTCGCTAAACGATATTCAGCGTTTGCCAGGCAAGAAGCTGGCGATCAGTTTTAATGGCTCAACGTTAACCGTTGATGAAGATGAAGTGAGAGTTGTAGGGCGAGTCGCATTGGTTATGGAAAAGTGTTAACAGCGGAATTCTTTCTTTGAGCTGACTCGCAGCCGTTCTAGTTTAGGGTAGAACGAATATTCAACTAGATTATTATCACTCTGCCCACGGGGAGAGGGCAATAACAACTTTGCTTGCAAACCACAAAGGCTGCCAGATTGGCAGCCTTTTTTTGATTGGTGTTTTTGCCACTTCAGAGCACGAGGTCACACTGAGATATTTTTGGGAAAAGTACCTCAAACAAAAAATCTTAATAGATTAACTAGATTAATGATTATTCATTTTTTTATATTCCTTATATAAGTTATTACCTAATAGAAATTTCAATTCCCATTGCGCCCGAAAAAATGTATTTGAAATATCTATATAATAATAAGAAATGAATATTTTAATCGTCTCAGACAACACTTTTTGAAATAGACGAATCTGCTTCGACTGTGTTGATGTACTGTCTTTATATAATAAATCAGTAAATGTAGCGTTTATGTTTAAATTTACTTTAGGAGAAGCATGTATATAATGACATGCTCGGCTATATGTTTCATGCATATACTTCCAATTTTCACTGGCTACTTCACTTTTTAAATATAAAAAGTCATTTCTCCTTACACTACAATCAAAATCTTTGGAACCGTATCTTTTATCAAGTGCAATCCTAGCTATATGCTCAATTAGTGACCTGAGGTTGAGGTACAAGTACCTTTCTCTTGAGTTAAAGATAGAGACTATTCCATTCAATGAGTCATAAATAGCCCCATTAATATTTCTTTTATGATTAATATTATGATTATGTTCAACCATTAACTTTAAAAAAAATATCAACTTAAAAGAACTAGCAAGTAGATTTCTATCTTGAAGATCTATAAATTTATCTTCCACTACAATCATGAAAACTTTAAGTTCCTGCTGCGAACCAAATGGATAACGAGAAATCATCCATTCTTGTCCAAGATTCCGCCCATCCATTTATTCATGTTAGATAGTGAGTTTTTACTTTTTTTCTTGTTATGGATATTTCTATCAACATCAGAATCCAACATTTCATTTAGATAAGATAGAGCTTTTTTATGACTTAATATTATTTTTTTGTCATCAAGACCTATTATAATTCGACATATCTTAGCAACCATCAACGTTCGAGATTTGGTTGCATAATAAGGTACTTTAAAGTCAAATATACCCTCTATAAATTCAGAAACATAAGAGTTTTTAACAAAGATAGACTTGTTCATCAAAAGAAGAACGATGATACCTAAAAACGTTTCTTTTGAAAGATTATCACTCTTGAGCTTAATTATGAAATAATTACTAGATTTGTTGATTTCCATTTTTACCTTCCTCTAGAACATTTATTCTTTCAATAAGTTCATAACAAATGGATCTAATATCAGTCCGTGATTTAGAATAACTAGAGGCTATATTACCTTGTACACCAACCATAAGATCTCTTACATGTGATAGTCTTGATGTGAAATAATATAAATCATCTTTAATGTTATGGGATTTTTGCATACTCTCAAATTCTTCCTTAATACCCTTAGTCTTGTCTGTAAGTGTATTATCAGTGTTAGTATATACAAACCCTAACGGTTTAATAGTGTGAGAGTAATTGAACTTCAAATTTTCGACAACACTAATCAAACTCGCAGCACCAAGCACCGAATAATGATCAATTTTCACCGGAACTAAATAATAATCAGATGCTATAAGTGCTGCGTCCGTAAATAAAGATATTGTTGGTGGGCTATCAATAAGAATGTAGTCATAATGATTTCTAAGATTGTGATCTTGAATGAATCGTTGAACTTTATGAACTCTTATCGATTCAGAACCAGTATCGAAAATTATATCAAGATCACCAAGAATCATGTCAAGGTTATCGGCTAGGTTTATAATGACGTCATCTTTACTTGCTGTTTTAGCTCTTTCCATTACTTGAGTTGGAACTTCAAATATGCTTCGAATCGTTTTCTTATTAGGTTTTAGTTCACTAAGATACTCTTCAATACGATCATACTTATTCAAAAAAGATTGAGTTGCATTGAATTGAGGGTCTATGTCTATCACTAGAACAGATTTTTTAAGGGTGTTAGCTAGATAATCAGCAACACTAATACAAAGCGTTGTTTTCCCAACTCCTCCTTTCATATTTATAAAACTTATAACTGGTGCCAGCATATCAACTCCTAATATCAATAAAACAATCATATTGCACATACTTATTTGTATTTTGCATTACGATTTTGGTAAATTTTGTTTATATCAGTTATTCAAAAATCAAAATTATTTCAGATTTAATAAAACCCAATCATTACACTGTGAATAAATTTTACTGTAAAATAATTTCGGTTAGAAATAGGTTTTAGATTTATTAAATCTATTTTACGCGGCGCAGAGAAACCTTTTAGATTCAGGCATACCGCCTAAAGAAACGAATTTTTATTCAATAATATAACGTTGTTATATTTTTGAAAACAATACATCGTATGCCGTTACTGATGCCGCGCCAACGGCCACTATTACCGCTAATATCGAAGCTATAAGTGTGTATTGATAACGTTTATATTCAGATTTTAGATTAGCTACAGCTGAGGCCAAAACAGGAAAATGTATACAGTGGTGTTGATCATCTATTTTAAACTCAAACAACTTAACCTCAACACCTCTGGAATGCTGGTATTTATATATATTTGCTAAATGGTAATACAATCGACCAAAAACCAATTGAGGATCTGAACTCAATTTTTCTGCAATTAAATTGCAGTCTATGTGAACATATATACTTCTTTCCTTGATTTTTTCATCTGAATCATACAATTCGAACTCAGATCTATAGTTGTTGTATATACATTCAAGCAGCTCTAAATCGGTTGGATTTTTATACATTTACAACTTCCCGCAAAAATAAAGCTTACCATATCACTCTTTATCCCCCCATGAACAATCCGTACACTGTACCCAAACTAAGAACCTTATTCAATTGAAATTATTTATCGTTTAATAAAGATTTATTGATTGTTGTTCCTTTAAATCTAGATCGAGTTGTTCGGACATTCTGAGGTAAAGCTGATGTGAATCGAAAAAGGTAAGTAGTGTGATAAAGGTTAGGGACGGAAATCGCGGAGCGCATCGAAATACTCATCTTGGGTACTGATATCATGACGGTCAGGCTGATATAACCTCAGGGATTGGGGAAAGCCAAGCCTTTTAGTAAATGGGGCTCGGCTCGTATTACTTAACAATATAAAACATCAGTTAGGGCCCACCTACAATTAGCTATAGTTAGAGTAAATAGTCTTGAAAGGAGCCTTAGACATGGGAATTGAAATCCACAGATATCATTTCAGTTAATACACTTTTAGTTTGACTTATTTCATCTTCAAGTGGAGAAACTTCTGTTTCTAACAGTTTCAACATCCATGTGATTTTATCACCGTCAGTAACGATTTTATCTTTGTGATAGTCTTCAGATGCTCGATATACGGCTTCCATTCTATATAGGATGTTATAAACTTGCTCAAACCATTTTAGAGCAAGCATTTTCACCTCATCATTAAAGTGAATTGTATTCCTGGTTACTACAAGAAGGTACTGATTCAATTGCTCTGATATGTCTGAAAGATCCAACATACCGATTTCTTCAATACTTGTTTCAGTAAGCTTTTTTTTACGAAAATAAACAAAAAACTGCCAGTTTCTTCGAGTAACATCAATCTCCGCTAAAGCTGTTAAAATTTCATTCATTGCCTTTGTTCTAGCATCAGCCTTCCTCTGAGTTTTGTATTTTATTTCTTCAGTGGCCACTGTGTTTTGTATTAACTGTTTATGGATTTCACGGAACTCTTCTCTGAGAGCTTTAAGCTCACCTTTTTTCTTAAAATAAGATTGTCCAAATAGTAAAAAAAACGGAATAGAAAGCGCATTTATTAAAGGTAAATAATCAATAATATGCTGGAGTATAATCATAGAACATCACTTATAAATATAAAATAAAGCGGGAAGCAACACACTTGTGATGCCCCCGCACGCCACCTTAAAAATATCCCAATATTACGTAACAATCTTATCATTTTTTCAAACGTCTATTTCAAAGATTATTTCTATTACCCCGCTGATTCCAAGCTATGTGCGCCTGAACTAAACTTAAAGTTTCCTTTTTGGTTTCTATAACAATAAAGTTTAATATATAGGCAGGTAAGACCAGCGCCGAAAGAGCAAGTCGATTGTACCCGTTTGAGATAATTTCAGGAGAAATCATGTACATCAACGCTGCAAAAACCATGTATAACGTGCTGAGTGTTGCGATTGCCCAATACCTAGCAATATGCCAATTGATAAGCACTTTATGTTGACGATTTTTATGAATAAAACTTAGTCGTCTAAAATTCTGCCATCTACCATACTCAACCTTATAATATGGGAGCAATCTTGATATTTTTGGTGCGAGCCAAGTCAATACAATTCCCAAAACTATAAAGAAGATACCTGTAAACCACCAAGAAGGGTCCTTCAAATTGTGAATTATTTGTTCCATTTTTTCTTTTTACTCACTATTGTTATAGGGTAATTTACCCACTTCGAACGATAAGGTACTGTTGAAAAGACTCATCCGTTTGTAGGTAAGCTTCACTAAAATCACTTCAGGACATGCAACCTATGGTAACTTAAATATTCTTGCTGGAGTTTGGAGAAGTGACCATAATTACCTTGTGTAATTGACCATGCTTTAAGTACATCAAGGTTGAGCTTCTTGCTAACTATCATTTCACCGTTATCTTCAAAGCTGATATACCCTTTATCGAATAGGTGATCGACATGAGGAGCAAGAAGGAGGCCATTGTGTCCGTCGAGACGTTCTTGGTTGCTTGACGCTGCCCAAGGTTTTATGTGGCTCGCGATTAAGTGATTCTTTGATTGAACCCCTGTCACTCTGCACAATGACTCCACTTGCTCTAACCTACTACGGAAAATACCTTGGCCTCTTCTCGACTTCACCACTTGGTGCTTTTCAGTCTCATCGATAGACGCATCATTGAAGATTTGATGTTCAATTACATCTGAAGCTGTTGCATTTTCTGTTGTATCTGCAAAACCAAAGATTATCTCTTCAGCTTCGCTTCCTATTAATTCAACAACTTTCGATGCAAGGTCCAATGGGACGAGAAATAAGTATGCTTGGTTACCATTCCCGTTATCCTGTAATGGCGAGTACTTTTGGGGCAAGAGAGGACGAATAGAATCTATGTGCGCTTTAGGGCGAATTTTGTTTTCTACTAAGTGGTATTCAAGGTCAACTTTCCAACCATCATCAGCCCAATCATCTCCTGCTGCACCGAATTCAGTTGGCTTGGTGTATGAGTAAGCATGTGAACGAACTATACCTATCGACAAGATCAAACCTTTGGCGAAAGAAAACACTACGTCGCCAGGCTTAACAAGCGTCATATTGTTGTAATAGTGGCTTTGCGTGCCGTTTCTATTCTGTTTAGGGGACCACATATAGCCGCCTTCAAACTCTTGCTTAAAAGTTTGTTTCTGACTAACCCACCAATAATTCATCTTTAAGCCTCATCCAATAACTCAAATGCATAAAGTAACATATTGTACCCTTCGAGCGAGATAAAACATTGTCTTACGTTTTACGCCAAATTATACTGTTTTTATATACAGTTAACTTAAGCCTTTAGTATGTCTATCCGTAACTTAAAAGATGGTTCTAAGAAACCTTGGTTATGCCAGTGCTTCCCGAATGGAAGAGATGCTAAACGAATACGTAAGCGCTTTGCGACCAAAGGTGAGGCTGCTGCTTATGAAATCTACTTATTAAAACAGAAAGATGAAAAACCGTGGATGGCAGAAAAGCCAGATCACCGCAGGCTTTCTAAGTTAATAGAAATCTGGTTTGCGCATTACGGAGCTACTCTTTCGAATGGTCAGAACATCTATAGTAAATTTCTAAAGATGGCCGAAGCAATGGGCAATCCCATTGCTTCAGTTTTCACCTCTAGAATTTATTCCGAGTTTCGAAGTGAGCGCATGGCTGGTGCAATTAATTTTGTAGACGCACGTTGGCAAAAAGGGCCACCAAGTATCGCGACTCTTAATTCTGAACTTGCTAGGTTTAAAGGTATGTTTAGTAAGTTAAAGGAAATTGGTGAGTGGAAAGGACCAAACCCTCTCGAGGAAGTGAAGCCATTTAAAGACCACGAGCGAACCATGGCTTTCTTACAAAAAGAGCAGCTCACTCTTTTGCTTGAACTAGTCGAAAAACACCAACGCACTGATATGATAAAAATAGTTAAACTGTGCTTGTCTACAGGGGCGCGTTGGAATGAAGCCGCGCAGCTAAAAGGCTCTCAGCTAAGCAAATATAAAGTGACGTTCACCAATACTAAGACCAAAAAGAACCGCTCTGTACCTATCTCTGAGGAGCTTTACAACGAGATATACAAACCAACCTCAGAAAAGCTATTTGAAGAGTGCTATACACCGTTCTGCTACATATTGAAGAACAAACTAGGCATCACCCTGCCCTCTGGCCAAGCTTCCCATGTTTTGCGTCATTCATTCGCAAGTCACTTTATGATGAATGGCGGCAATATTTTAGTGCTGAGGGATATTCTCGGTCACGCCGATATCAGCATGACTATGCGCTATGCCCACTTCGCACCAGATCACCTATCCGAAGCAATAAGCCATAATCCGATCACTCATTTGTAGCTTGCTGCCATAAAAAATACTTCTCTGCTGCCACTTTGCTGCCACTTACCAAATTTTAGGCAAAAAAAGAGCCGCAAAAAGCGGCTCTTAACAGTTCGGTTTTTCCGAAATGTCGGATTAGTTCTCTTTACCGAATACGTTGTTCTCTTGCTCTTGTACACGAATGAAAGTCGTACGCTTGGTTAGCTCTTTAAGCTTTGCTGCGCCTACGTATGTGCACGTTGAACGTACTCCGCCAAGGATGTCTGAAATCGTGCCATCTACGCTACCACGATATGGCAATAGTACGGTTTTTCCTTCAGCTGCGCGGTACTTAGCAACACCACCTGAGTGCTTCTCCATCGCCGACTGTGATGACATGCCGTAAAATTTCATGAACTTCTTACCGTCTTGCTCGATGACTTCACCGCCTGACTCTTCGTGGCCTGCTAGCATACCGCCTAGCATGACAAAATCTGCGCCGCCGCCAAATGCTTTTGCCACGTCACCTGCGCATGAACAGCCACCATCGCCGATGATCACACCGCCAAGGCCGTGTGCTGCGTCACCACACTCAATAATGGCAGAAAGTTGAGGGTAACCAACACCTGTTTTAACGCGAGTTGTACATACTGAACCTGGGCCAATACCCACTTTAACGATGTCTGCGCCTGCTAGGATAAGCTCTTCGCACATGTCACCGGTTACTACGTTACCCGCAGAGATGACTTTGTCTGGGAATGCGGCACGTACACGTTGAACGTATTCGACTAGGTGCTCTGAGTAACCGTTCGCGATGTCGATACAAATAAAGATGAACTCATCAGAGATGGCCATGATGTCTTTGGTTTTTTGGAAATCAGCTTCAGACGTACCCGTCGACACCATGACATTGTTTAGGGTTGCCTTGTCTGCCGATTTTGCAAACTCTGCCCAGTCTTCTACTGTGTAGTGTTTGTGAACAGCGGTCATTACACCATGCTCTGCCAGCGCTTTCGCCATTGCAAAGCTACCAACCGAATCCATGTTCGCCGCAATGACAGGGACACCAGACCATTGACGGCCACTGTGCTTGAATGTAAAATTGCGGGTTAAATTTACTTGAGAACGGCTCTTAAGGGTAGAACGTTTCGGGCGAAACAGTACATCTTTGAAACCTAACTTAAGTTCTTGTTCGATACGCAT